TCCGATGCTGATCAAAAGTTGCGTGTTTCACTATGAATTTGAAGTAATCCATCCGTTTGCAGATGGAAATGGAAGAATCGGAAGGCTTTGGCATACGCTACTGCTCTCCAGATGGAATCCGCTGTTTGCATGGCTTCCGGTGGAGTCTATTGTTCATGATCATCAGCAGGAGTATTATGAGGCTATCAATACATCCAATGCCCAAGGTGAAGGAACTGCATTTATTGAATTTATGCTAAGTGTGATTGAAGAAGCACTTTTGAGTGTAATCCCAGAAAACTTCGAAAAGAGCATGATGCCTACAAGTGGAAAAGAAAATCGATGGAATATTCTTGAAAAATACTTGAAAAAAGAGAAGATTATTCATAACAGTGATGTGCAACAGTTGCTGGAAGTCTCTTCAGCAACAGCAAATCGAATTCTAGTTTCTTTTGTAAAAGAAGGTAAACTAGAGAGAGTGAGAGATGGTCGCTATTGGGCGTATCAAAAGTTATAAATGGGAGTTGCATAAGCAATGCAGAATACAAACAGAGCACAAGAAAGTGGATATAAAGCTTCTCTGACAAGAGAACAGT